TATGAAAGTCAGATTCGCGTCGTTCGGCTTCTTGGGTGAGTATTTTGATTTCCTCAGTCGTCAAAGGTTCCCCACGGTCAGCCTTTAGGAAAGCTTCTTGTGCTGCGGGTTTCCAACTTGACGGGGCTTTGCGCTGGGCGGGTTCTGGTGTTGGTTCTGGTGTTGGTTCCGGCGTAACTTCGGGTTCTTTCTTGGCAAACTTACCATCCTCTGACCTTGCTCTCGGTTCTTTAGTTACTTCCGTGGTTGCTTCGGGGGCAACCTCTGGCGCGACTTCGGCCTCTGTCGTTTCGTGTTGTTTGATTGCGCTTTCTAGGGCTTCGGCTATGGATTGCATAGTGGTTTCCTTGTTAATAACCTTTTGAGTTCAATACTTCGGCAATAGTCCTACGCCGGGCTTCCCGGTCGTCTGGCCGTTGCTGTTTTTTCATGTGGTGGTCGATTTCGTTTCCGATTTCGATCAATCCGTGACGTTTTAGATGTTCACGGTGCTGGCTTCGGCTGGTAATCATTTCGCCAGTTGCTTGGCTTTGGTACGGCTGAATGTCCGGCATTATCATCGGCGCGGAATATTCTCTGGAATAGAACTCTTCGGCGGGTATCAGTTCGCCGTTGTGCTGAATGTATCTTTGTCGTGGCATAGTCTCAGGCTATCAATAATAGGGTTTCTATATCTTCTTCCTCTTGCGCGATTCTATTTAATTTATAAAAGAATCGTTAGGAAACCAATCTGTTTCAGCTTCTACGCCTCCATCATCCGGGCTTGGAAAAACCCATCGGCCATCGTTAATCTGAATTGGTGCCGCCCATGCGGTAGTATGGCCGTACTCTGTTATCCATAACATATTAGATGCTCTTTGCCCGTATAGCGGAAAGCGCTGGCCACTTAAATCAGTGTTTGAAAGCTCAGTAATAGGTACGGGCGTTATTGGTGAGCCTTCCCAATCATCCAGTTGTCCATTATTTAATACAGCCCGTTCACGCAAAAAACTGGCGTAAATTTCTTGCTGTGCGTTTCTAGCTTCTAATTCTGTTTCAAAGATGCGATATTTCATACTGTCGGTGGTGTGTTTTTGAATGGATGGTCGGAGGGCAGGTTGGCTTCGAGACCCCACTTCCAAGCGAAATAACCTTCAAGGCGTTCGCGGTCGGCGGTGGAAAGTGCGGTGTTGGTGTAGACGGCTTCACCGACAAAGCCGAGCATTTTGTTGGAAAGTGTTACCCCGTCATCAGTTGACGCGCCGCCAAGGACAAGCGTGGCACTGTCGGTATCCGAACTGTTGCCCGATGAAGGGAAAGTTCCTGTTCCCCCTGCAACGCCATTTACAAACTGGTCAAGCGCTCCTACAGAGTATCTTGCAACGCCCACCTGAATGATGCTCGTACCATTTGTATACGCAGGCGGTGATGTCACCAAGGATGCTGACGCATCTGCATCTAACCTTCTCGAATAAATGTTTGTCGTTCCTGTTGTTTGTAGTCCGGTTGAAAACCTAACACCTGCACCAGTGCCATTCATGACCGTAACTGGAATGCGCTGAGAAACAGCGTCTGTGTAGTTCAACACTGCAGCAACAGTTCCACCAGCCACATTTCGGATCAGCGCACCGGGGTTGGCATTGAACAGCCAATCTGCGCCATCAAACGTCACGACAGGCTTTCCGTTCAAACCGGATGCTGTCAGCGTCGGCTGGTTCGCGGCGGTCGCCTGTGAGACGTTGCGAGCATTGCCGCTCTTATCGTTCCACTGTGAAACCGTGCTGCCGTTGAGCGTTATGCTTGCTGCATCTTCGGCATCGAGCCAAAGAGCCAGAGCAGAACCCAAGTTCGACGGACGCCACAACTGAGAGCCGCCGAAAGCTCGGCCATCCCACCGATAGGGGTGTGTGTAAGGCAGGTTGCGTAAAATCATATCAGGCCACTCCATTTCCAGGCTAGGTATCCCTCAAGAAGTTGACGGTTGGTGGTGGAGAGCGACGATGATAAGACTAAGACTTCCGCAATCGGGCCGCTAAAATGAGGTAGGGTTGTGCCCGGTAACATATTTCCGACGTTGAATGGGTCATTAGCCATTGTGACTGTCGCGGCTGTTCCCGTTGCTATGGAAGTTCCATTTCTAAACAGTGCCGAGTTGCCAGACTGCGCCGTTCCTACCAAAATTTGAGCGCCAGTAACTGATGTTGCCTCAATAGTGCTGGTGCCAGAAATAGGGTTCCAACGCATTGCGTTAGACCCGGTAATAAACAAACCAAAACGATTAGTTAAACTGTCTGAACCCACAATCCCTTGTTCCGGTGGTGTGCGAGAAGAAAGTTGTGCAACAACGATTAAAGATGCGCTATTGGTAATCCCTAGCGTCGAGCTTGCAGTGACAAGGCGGTCATCCACTCCATCAAACGTCAGCACGGTGCGCCCACCCAAACCGTTTAGCGTCCGAGCTGGCTGGTTCGCCGCCGTTGCCTGAGAAGCGTGACGGGCGTTGCCCGACTTGTCATTCCACTGGCTGACGGTCGATCCGTTGAGCGTGATCGTGCTAGCGTCGTCGGCATCCAGCCACAAGGCAAGAGCAGAGCCAAGAGCAGCGGGTGTCCACGGAGCGCCGCTAACAGCCGCCAAAGCCCCGTTCGCCGCGAAAGGCAATCCGTTGCTGTATGTCACAGCAACATCAATGCTGATGCAAATGGCACCCAATGGGGAAACAGGAATGCCGTTTACATACTGAGTTCCAGATGGAAGGCCAGCCGTGGCATCAACAAACACCACCTGCCCTAAGCTTGTCATAGGCAGTCCATTACTAAACTGCGCGAATCCAGAATCTGACGCCCTGCATGCTGAATCATCTGCCAACAGCCTAACCCCATTGCGAAAAGCATCTATCGCTTCAACGGCATCCGTGTTAAGTTGAACACGGTTATCAACTATTGGAAATAAAGCCATTAGTCAGCGCCCTTTATTTCGCTGGCGTCTTCTTTAGCGTCAGCATTAATTTGCGCGATTTTAAGCGCGGTTTCTTGCTCAATCAACAATCTAGCCTGATACCGCTGGTTTTCAGCGTTTTGCCGGATGTTTTCTAGCTCCAATTCGTTAGCCAGCTTCATGGCCTCGACTTCTCGGGTCTTTTCAATATCAGCCTGCGCCCGGAATTGCTCCATTTGCAACTGAGTGCTGAGTTTTTGCTGTTCAATCTGTGCCGTGGCCTGCATCTTGGACTGCTCCAACTGCATTTTCCCTTGCTCAACCTGCATCATGGCCTCGGCTTTCATCTGCTCCGGGTCGGGCTGCGGTTGTTCAGGCGGTTTTGGTGCGTTAAGTTTTGCCAAGGCTTCATCAAAAGCAGATTCCATCATTCTGCCGCCCTTGAATGCCCGAACGCCAAACATCAGCATTTCACCCATCAAAGGCGCGAGTTCTGGCACTTGTTGGATTACGGGTAAGGCTCTATCCATAAACTGACCGACCGCGCCCAGAAACTCAATACGGCTTTGTTTTTCGGTGGCTTCGTCCATTTCTACCAGCGAATCAGATGCAACCTCAATCCTGAACCCTCTGGTGGGCTCAGACTTCAACAACATAATGGCCTGCTCTACGTATTGAGCGTCCATTGTCCCCATGATTCCAGACATCTCGACAAGGGTCTGTGGTGCGTAAAAATCGCACATTATCTGGGCTTTGATTCTCAGCACTTCCGAAGCAAACTGCGCCACTTCGGTTTGTCTTGGTTTTATTCTCAATGAAGCGTATTGGCTTTTTATCTGTTGCGCGGCTGCGGTTTCCGAAGCTATCGTTGAACCGCGAATAATGTCAGATATTCCAGTAATTTCATACACTACCTGCTTCGCTTGCTCTCTGGCTGCGTAGCATTCTCTCAAAGCTTGAAGGACAGAATCCAGCGGCATGAAGTCCACAACACCCTTTAGACCGCCTTTTTCCGCAAAAGCTGCCCAAGTATCCACAGGTATCAACTGGTTATTCACACCCTCGCTTAACATCCTTTGCACATTCTGCTGGCTTGCGTCGTAGACACCCACGACCTTAACCGCTTCGACTAACATTGCTATCCGATTGGTTAGCATGTCAATCTCTTCGGCTTGGTCTTGGTAAAGGCTGTAATCGGGTATGGGAACTAGGGTTTCAGTGGTTTGAGTAGCAAATAAAGGCTTGGGGCATGGCCAGAAATTATCTAGACCAAGCGGATCGTCTTTAATGTCCAGCGTCTTAGAGTACCCCTCAGACACCCAGAAGACCTGCTTTGTCGTCTTGCTCCATATTTCCCAAACGACGGCTTTTTTCATGTCGTCCAGGCCTTCAACACCCATCTTTTCCATCTCGTCAAGGCCAACAGGCTCGTGAGTTAATGGAACTTGCTTAAAATCTTCGCCAAATCGCTTAATGCCGTCATCTTGGCTCATGTACACCCTGCGGGCGATCCATGTCACCTCATCCCAACATCTAGCGGGTGAATATCTCACATCTTTCCAGAAAACATAATCTACGGGCGTGCATTCGTATTTATAAGGCGCGTTGGGCATAACTTGCGCCTCGCCGCCTTCTTCACCGGGCAAAGCGTCAACAGGTTGGGCTAGTTCTTTTTCCTCGAACCGCACCCACACCGTACCGCGTCCCGGAAGCAGTCTGTCAATTATCGCCAGCTTCATCGCAGCGTCAAAGTCGCCCTTGTCAATCTCGTACTGTAAACAGCGTTCTATAATAACCGAAGCAGTGCGTCCAACAGGGTCAGAATCTTTCCAGCGTCTCGATACTTCGGCTCTAGGGGTTTTCCCGTATAGGGCGGGTTTCAGGGTCTCTACGTTCGACCAGAGTATATTGAATCGTTTGCCGTAAGTCGTGAAGTTTTTGCGGTCGTCACGATAGCGCCTGATTATCCTGTCGCCACGCTCAATAAACTTTTCATCTTCGCGTTTGGCAAGTTTTAACTCAGCCAGCCATTTTGTGCTTGCGTCTACTGGGTTCATGTGGGTATTCCGTATTTTTCGAGAAGCGCACTGTCGGTCATGATTTTTGACCAAGCCTCCTCTGGGCTTTCCGCAACGGCCACCAGTCTTTCGGGTGTTGCGCTAGTTTTTAACTCTGCGCCATTTGGGAACAAATAATATGCTGTTTTGTCTTCACATTTAACCGGGTGCCACATGACATATTGCACCGCGCCAATTTTATCAATGGCTGGCGGTCTGGCTTGTGGGTGCGCTTGTACAAATATCATGAAAATTTAGTATCTTTCCCGTGTTTGTTTAACGTCTGCCCACAATTCGTCTAAAGGTGCCGTAATTATGACACCGTTTTGTGCTTTTATGTTGAATTTTGCGGGTTTTTCGGGTTCTTTTGGCTTAATTTCGCGCCAACTTAGTGCCAACATCCTGAAAGCATCCGCACAATGACTAGAAAAATCGTGTCTCGGTCGTTCACTAAAGGCTTTCTTGTCTTCGTTCCATTCCCTTTGGTATTGTTTGAGTATTTCTACCGCGTCGCCGCAATTCTCACGGTCAAACCATACCCGCGGCATCATCATACGCACCGCCTGTATCCCGTCCTGTACGCTCAGACTTGGCACAATCGCCAGCTTTCCAGCGCCACCCAATAACGGTATGAGTTGTTCAATAATCGACTTTCCGTCGCTTGAAAGCGTCTTTGCCCTTGCGTCATGGGGTAGCCAATGTCTAGCGTACCTGTAGCCTTTCCCGTTGACTGCTCTGGCGTAATCTTCAATGGAAAGCCCAGAAGCTGCGTAGTAGTCAATACAGTGTATTTCGTTTGGGGTTATCTGATAGAACCAGATTGCTGTATCGTCGTGATAACCCAAGTCCCATGCCGTGTATACCGGAATGGCCGGGTCATACTCAACACTGGTAATCCGTCCAGTTTCCTCGGCTTGTTTTAGCTCTTTGCCGTAATACGCACCCAATATAGCCGCTTCAAACGAACATTCAAATTCTTGTTCGTACTGGTCTTCGGTCATTCCTCTTTTTGCGTCTTCTAGCTCTGAATTAGGCAGTAATCCAGACAGACTGGCCTTAATACTCGCCGCATACCATGAATCCGAAGCCTGCGCGGTACGCCAAATATCATAGAACCCGTTATGACCTTTGGGTGTTCCAATGAATACCGCCCATCCTTCCCGGTCGGCAAGTAATGGCCTGATAATCTCGCCCCATACTCTAGGGCGCATATCTGCATATTCATCCAGTATCACACCGTCCAAATACAAACCGCGCAAAGCGTCCGGGTTATCTGCCCCGAACAGTCTTATTCTTGCGCCGTTCAGCAGTTCTACCCACAATTCAGAAGCATTAGCGTTTACCCTGCCTGGCTCACTAAATTTCAGCAAATAATCCCACGCAATACTTTTTGCCTGACTGTAAAAAGGTGCGATATAGGCGTATCTTGCCTCCGTCTTGCTTTCTGCAAACGCTCGGCGTATCAAGTCGTTAATACATGCCACCGTTTTGCCTGCCCGTCTATGTGCTACTAAGCAAGCCCAACGTTCTGATCTTCGGTGAAACTTTTTGAATGCATCCCTCGGTGAGTAAGGGATGATTATTTCGCGTGTTAGTCCTGCGCCCATTTAACTATTGTTTGCACTGGTTTTTCTGGGTCGCCAACAAGCTCAGTCCTTGCCAACTTGGGCGCGGCAAACTCAGCCAGCTTTGCGAGATTGTCCAGCGCTTTCGCCGGGTCTGGCTTTATATCGTACTCTGGCATGCCTTCGGCCACCTGTTTGAGCCACTTGGCAACATTATCTGCGTTGCCATCCAACAGCTTGTTGATCGTTTCCCTGAATTCGCGTGTGGCTTTGTTCGGTGTCCCGGCAGTTCTTCCTCCGGTCTTCGGTGTTCCTTTAGGCCGACCAAAGCCGGATTTCGGCTTAGTAGTCATAATCTATCCATTTTTTACTATAGATAGGTTTATTCTACACAATTATGCGGTTTTTGCAACACTTGCTCTTATGTATCTTTTGTATTGTCGGCTATCTAAAATGAATGCATCGCAGTTAATAACTGGCCGTTTCTTAAAGTGACCACCTAACCCGACCAAATACAAAGCGTATCTACTGACGATGTATTTTCTTTTCATTTTGCACCCCACTTTATAGGGTCGCCATCAATGTCAACAACATAAACAGGCAGCGCCATTGTTTCTGCGTCGGCTTTTATTCGCTCTTTCCATACCCCCGGAATTTGTGCGTACTTTTTCCCCGTTATTGTCCGGCATGGGGCTAGTTTTGGGTAACTTTCTTTTGCAAGTAACTTATCCAGTTCTTTAGTCTCGCCCTGTTTGAAAAGTTTGTAAACTACTTCAAGCGGCCATTCTGGGTCGTCCGTGTTGCTCCAGCGTATTTGTAAATGCGCCCCAAACCACTCAACTGGCGCTAATCTTGGCCTGCATTCGGTTAGTGTCATTTCCTCTGCCTTTTCGCATATAGCGCCGCATTCATCGCAAACGTAGCCCGTCCCGCTTCTTCCCCGCCATTCATGGCCTTTGTAAAGTATTGGCTTGTCCATGCTAGTCGTCAGCCAATCTCTCGCGTGCCTTATAGCTTCTTTCCAGCACATCCGCTTGGAAGCCGGGGCAGTATTCCCCGTTGTCTACAAAGTGCCAAGATCCCACGTATTTACGTGCGATCTTGCGGCGCTCAACGTGCTTCTTTTTCCACCACAGCACGCCCGTTGTGGTTGTTACGCT